CTGAAGATACTAACGTCATAGTAATTGATTTGAAACAAGCCGCTACTGATGATACAAACAGCAAAACATACAATCTTGGTACTGAAGAAGCAACAAGGTTGATTGCAGCCAAGATAAACAGCCGTAGAGTCAAACAGGTAGGCGAGCATAGCGTAACACGATACTTACGAGCAAGATACGTTAGAATGTCAGGAAAGCCTACACATACAGGTACTGCTACAATTGCTAAGGATGCTAATACTTTGCGAGTTCAATGGGATGGGGCTTACAAACATGGTTATCCTTCTGATTTACCCCAAACAGGAACATTATCCTATACTGATGGAAATCATACAGGATTGTCTTTATCCTATACTGCAATAACCCCTGTAAGGTATGGTGCAAGAAAATATTTAGGGAAAACTTACGATCAAACATCATTTGCAGATTTTACAATAACAGGAACGCTACAATCACAAATACTACAAACTCAAGTTCACATTGTAGATAATTCAAATTCTTTCCCTGATGAACTTTCAAGCGCAACAATCACAATTGCAGGTGAACCTGCAAAACACACCATTGTATTATCGTGGGAAGCAACAACGCCTAACTCGGCAGGTGGTTATTGGGCTGCTGCTAATGGTAGCCCTGTAATTCAAGGTCTTGGAACATCTATCCCAATATGGAAACTAACAGCAAAACCGATGGATGGCGGCAACATGAGCCTACCTGCAACAAACTACGATTCAAGAGGTTCTACGGCTGTTGCCCATACTACGGGGCATGGGTATGTTCGATTTAGTGTAGAAGGACTCAATTCGTGCAACATGGCAGATATGCCACCACCTGACTATACAGTAACCTCACCATCTATTGCCGCTATTACCGAAGCGAACCCCGATACCCCTGCTTCGGGAACATCAGGAGATGTGAAACTTACCGAATTAGAATATGGCACTACTTTGAATGCATCAACAGGAGATGTGTTTCACTTGAAGAGTGGATATAGAGCAACTGCAACTTCTCAATCAACATATAGTCGAGATAATTTATCTCATATGACATATGGTACTAACTTTTTGACGAAGGGAATTGACGGTACGGGCGATATTAATGTTCCTCGACCCATATTCTCGACTAAGACCCTCAATAGTTCTCGTGTGAAGGGGCTACAAATCAGTAATGAGCATATGGTATTTGATGACATTCAAACAACAGATGACGCAGGGAACATATTAACTCTAACAGGAGACTCACCTTTGGGTGTGGTAATCAAAGATTTCATAGTTCAAAATACACGAGAAGATCCTAAAACAGGTGAAGAAATCACAGGGCCATCATCTCCCGATGGGAAATTAGAACCTAATTTGAGACTAGAATTACCCGACCCGAAGAAGATACCGGGCGAAATTTTCGTTAGAAGCGGCCATGATCGTGTTCAAGCGTGGTCTAACATGACGTGGGGGCTAGGAGGTCTAACAGCCCCTGACCCTCGTTCTAGCGGTGTTTTAGAGGCATCAGGGGGTGCTTCACAGTTTGATACCCATGACCGTATGCTAGTTTTCCATTGTCAAAGGCTATTGCACCCCGACATGGCTACGAAACAGGGTCTGACCCCCCACACTACCGCAGGGGCTGTTCCTAGCGGCTCTACACGCCTCTATGCGGCTCATAGGATAACAGACCACGCTGAGAGGGGTTCGGTGCTTACACAGACGAACAACGGCACAGCAACGGGCTATCCCTTCCCTCACCATAGGATTCGCTTTGGTAGGCAAGGGCATTCATTCGTTACTCCAATGACTCAAAGAGGAACGCCTATTGCTATGAGAAGGCAATTACATAGAAGTCATGGTTCATCGTATTCCTTGCTTTTTGAAGCAGAAACGGAACATAAGCACTTTGGATTCGGTTCGGGCAAGAGTTCTAATTCAGCATCTGTTTTTGAGTTAGATACGCTTGAAGTTAAGGATGAATCCAATTACGAAGCCAATGGTTCATTCTCATCTGAGGGCTTGCCATTGTCAGAAATGGATGGATTTAGAATCCCTGACATAAGAACAAACAACAGTATCACTCAAAACAGCAGTTTTGACTATCTTATTGCACCCGGACAGGAACATACAGCAACAACAGGTGCAGGTCATTTGGTAAGAACAGGCACTTTGAGTCGCACAACTACTACAAATTCAGGCCCAACTAGGCTTACTTTGACCTCTAATTTGACAGGTGGAAGCCGTTATAACACCGCAAGTGAGTTTTTGGTGAACGGATTTATCCTCGGAGACTACTCTTTGTCAGGAAGTAGGCCATTTGCCCCAATAATTAGCGAAGGATCTGCTGCTTATTTCGTGTCAGGATTAGAAGAAGGGGTCTTAGTACCCCGTTCAGGAACAGAATTGGCAACTGTTCCCCCGCTTCTTTGCCACGACCCTGAATATCTAAATATGGCCGTTACAACGCCCAACGCTGATGGTATAACCGCTACTTTTGGTGATTTTGCACTACTAAAAAAGGAAAATACAGGCACAGGTTGTGTACCGGATGCCTTCCTATGCAATTGGCTTGCTGAGTATAGCCACCCTGCACTACTTGGAACAAGCCGAGAACACTTCATGACCTTCAGATATAGAGAGGCGGGTGCGCCTCGTGCCTACAACTACCCCCCCACAAAGGGGTTGTTCCTCCGTAACCACTCTAACCCCTCTAGTGCAGGTGTGGCAATTGCTGCCGAACCCTTTGAGAGAATATATGTAAATCAATGGTTACAGAACTATGGATACAATGGATTGAACGCAGGTGGGCATGGAGATATAGTCGGCCTTAAGTCAGCCAACGCTGTTCTTATGGGTCATACTACTGTTAGAGAGCCACAAGGTACTATGAGACTACCCTCCGAGTATGAGAATATAAGACATACAAGAGGTGAAGGTATAGGAGATAGTATCAACCCTGAGAAACTAAGTGGTACTATATCTTATGATGTGGACAATGATAGTGTTTCTTTCACGAAATATATTACAACTCTTGATAATATGGTCGGATATGATTACGGTAGGAGACTACCTGTAAGGGCATGGGGATTCAGAACAGGATCTGATGCCCTAGATATGTTAGCGGGCGACCCAAATGAGAATACTAGCGCACAACAACCGATATATGGGAAAGGTCGTTTTGATGGGGGTATTCACGATTCAATGAATAAATTGCCAAATGTAACTACACACGGCGACTCTTGGGCATTCCCGGCTGATTACAACGGAGTAGAGAGAACCATGCCAATTGGAGTAATTCTTACAGACCATACAGCAGAAGCCACGCCATTCGCTAGTATCGTTAGAAGAAGTAATTCAAGACCTTTGCAATCCGAACAGAAAATAGGTATTGGTTCGACTCTTGGACACGAATCATTGGGATTAGTAAAACCTACGGCAATGGCGGCAGGTAATTGGGAATCAAAGATTGACCCAAATGCTGCATCAACATTACCGTTAAAGGCTATACCAATGAATAAAGGTTCAGATCCATTTATTGATTTAACACAATATACGGGTTCATCTTCATACGCTCAAGCCAATTCTCAATCAGCAGTAAGTTCTACTCAATTTGGTGTTAGTGGCGGATTCTATCATCTTAGAGGCAATGCTTTGCATACCAACGCATCTGCAATAGACCATTCTAATACCTCAAATGTTCACTATCCTACAAGTGGTTGGGGAATAGGTACACATTCTAATTCAACAATTACAAGTCTATTACCTATACCACTATCTGAAGTATCAGACCATAGACAAGTGCAATCAAGAACCGAACCAAGATTAGGATTTGTTATTGAAACAGAAAATGAGCGTCAGACAAATAAGAACATAGAATATGCGATTACATCCACTAAAGCAGCATCCTTGCATAGCGATTTAATTTTAGGGCAACATTTCCCCGTAATGCCATCATGGTCTGTAAACACAAAATTCACTACACATAACATGACAGTCAATCCGAGCAGTCCAACAAGTCAGTCTATATCTAATCCTTACACTTTGCCAACATGGAGTCCTGATTCAAAAACAGATAAAGGAGATGGCGGTCAAGGAGTAGCCTCTCTTGCAATATCAAATGCAGGTACAGGATATACAGCAGGTAATCTAACAGCAACAGGTGGCGGTAGCGATGGTTCAGGATTTTCAGGAACATACACCATAAATCCTTTACGCAACATAACTGCATTTAACATAATAGGCGGTATTATTTCAGGTGGGGGTTTGAGCAATAGCGGTGGTAATGGTACATGGACTACAAATGCCGGTGGTGGTTCTAATGCAGCAGGTACGTTTAGTTACATAAAAGGTCAAAGTGGTTTTGAAATTTCAGCAACAGCAGTAACCAATCAAGGAACAGGATATACTTCGCAACCCGAACCACTAATTGCAAATATTGGCGGCCAACCCGTAGATGTAGGGGGTTTAGAATATTCTTTTACAATCAATACGACTACCGGCTCAATAGCAGCAGTTAGCATTACTAACTCAGGAACAGGATATGCTTCTGCACCCACCATTGTAATGTCCAATGCGGGTTCTAGCGGAGTAGTAACTGCTACTTTAGTTACGGTATCAAACTCACCACCTATCATAGCAGCAAAGACCCATGCTAAGGATATATGGTCTGTTAGAGGTTCAGCAGATTTACCCCCGTGGGGCGGAACATACATACTGCGTAAAACATATTTGAACAGATTAGAAGAAGGCTCTCTATCTACTGAAATAGAAGGAATAGGCGGTAACGCAACAACCTCAAATCAAAGGCGAAAAGAAATTGATTACTTTGTTAGACCTGTTCGCCCATTAAAATTGTATGGCTTTGCTTCAGACTTATTGCAAGATGGTTGGTTAGCAGGTGCAAGATCATCAACAGGTGATTCAAATTATGAATATCAACCATTTACAAGAGATAACAGATATGGTGTATTTGAGGCTAATTTAGAAGAGACATTAGGAAATACTGATTTTGTTACAGCAGCAGAAGGTGCATTTAGTATGGCATATCCTGATGCAAACGAACATGACGTAGTATATCATTTAACGCCAAGTGCGTCTATGTTGCAATTTTTCAAATCCGATGCTGCAAGAAAAACTATTGATGGTAATTTCAATCCTGAGATAGAAGCAAGATATTCTCAAACCACGCATCCGGGTGGTGGTGAAGTAATTCATCAATCACAAGTAAAATACATCAATAATGGTACAGGGATAGGTGGAGACTTTGTTAAACATACAACACCTGAAGGTATATCTTATACTCAAATGGATACCTCTATGAGGCTATTCCCTCAATTCAAAGTAGCAGATCATTTCAGCACTAACATAGTGCTTGAGGATGCAAGCCTATTGCCATCGGCAGGAACACTATTCTTAGTAGGTAAGAGAGAAATACACTACACAGGCAAAACCAAAAACAAACTTACAGGAGTTACAAACAGCACCGGAGTTAGTGATTTAACAGGAGAAATTCTAAGATATTATTCTAGCAATGCATCTGATTCAAGCACACCATCTACTCTATCAGATATACGACCTTTGACTATACCTCATCTCATAGCACCTACGTTTGTAGATAATACAATTACATTATCTAAACAAGTATCTGCACTATGGAATAGATATGATGTTACACAAGATGCAGTAAAGCAAACGACACTCTCATTTAGAGGACTGTTAGAATATGACCCTACTGACTTTATGATGATTAATCAAAAACCAATGATAATTGAAAATGGTAAAACTTCAGCAAGAATCAAAACATCTAACTCTAGCATTAGAGAATTAAGATTTGATGGAAAGGAATTGACGAGTAGTTATTTCCCTCCATATTTGTTTGATTCAAAAGGATTTAGTCTTAGAATAGCCGGATTAGACAAAGAAGAACAATCTTCGTCATTACTATTTCGTAATATAAAATCAGATAGTCTTGTTGATGCAGGATTAGAAGAAGGAGAGATTTTAATGGGTCAGAAAGGATTTGTTGGAATAAGGACAAGCGATGCTGCTTTGATGTTATTAGACGATAGCGGTTCAGAATTAGCAGGATTCAATGTAACCCCTAGTAATTCTTTGTTAGCAAAAGATAGAGAAGTCTCTTCGACAATAAATGCCCACCCGTCATTGAGATTGATTAACGATCACTCATCTTTATTTACTGCTAGAAAAACTAGAGGATTGAACATTATGGAAATTATTCGCAATCTCACTCAAATTGATGGTAAGCAATTAGTAAATGAAAAGAATGGCTCATTAGTATATTCTTCAGCATCATTCATTAATAGAGGTTCTAACTTGGGATTAGGTAGTGGCATACAAAGTGTTAGTGCTAGTAAGATGTATGATTCTCCAAATGAAATAGTTGTTGTTGGAGATTCTATGGCTTCTAACGAAAGAGTATTTGTCGTAGTTAAAGATTTAGAGAAAATGAAAATGAATGCCAACAGGGGTTCAGAAAGCAACCTTGTGAGGACACTAAGACAAGAGATACCGGGCTTGAAAACAAACAATGAGGCATTAAAATTAGCAAAATCAATATTGTCTCGTGCAGAAAATGGCGCACCATTGATTAATATTAACGGTGCTTTGAAAGCCTCATCAATTCAACCCGGAGAAATTGTTACATTGAACCTACCGACACACGGTATAACAGGAGAATTTGTCGTTTTTGAAGCAGAACACAACTATTCTAATTTAACAAGCAATTTCGTTATAGCACAATATGACAAAGGAATTGAAGGTTTAATTTCAGACATACAAGCCGTATCGGGTAATAGTGAACCATTAGATGAACAAGCAGGAAGTGTAGTGGATCTTGTTGAAGTTTCGCTTAGTAGTAATATCGAAGTTATAGCAGTTCATAGGATATATGTTCGTAATGTAAACAATGTCGGATTCATTATTGGGGCGAAACACACTAATGGGATGGGTAAGATAGGAGTTCGTGATGGCAACAAGCGGGCAAGGCAGATTGGCACTAGCAAAGGAATATTCTACGAGGTGAAATGATGCCGGTTCTTGATTCATTAAAAGCGGCACTAACCGATCATCTATCCACGTTAGTAACACGCATGACTCTCGGCTCAAGCGGTGGTGATGCCTCAAGTAGAGATGGGGGGGCAGGTACTCCGCAGATTACAGTATCACCTCAAGTTACAAAGATAGATGATAGAACAATAGCAGTAACTGCTAGTTTCAATACCCAACAAACATCATCTCAAGCAATTAAAGAAATAGCGTTACATGGAGATACTGCATTAGATACTCCTGCATACCGAGCAACATTTTTACCAATTACAAAAGATAGCACAAACGAAGTTCGTGTTGATGTATTAATGGAGATTAGATAATATGGCGGGAATAGGTCAAGGACATGAAACAGCAAGCGCAGGGCATCAAACAGATGGATTAAGAGATACAGATGTATTGTCAAGTCCGACATTAACTAATTTTAATGAAAGAGGTTTGATGAATGGTGTCGTACCAATCACCACTAACAAATATAGTGATACAGCAAGAAACACTCAAACAACATTAAATTGCGCTTGTTCTATATCTAGCAATCAGTCTATTGTCATAGCAGCAGGTACGATACTTGTTGATGGAATATTCTATTCATTGACCGAACAAACAATCAATGTAACAAGTAATTCTCATGCTTCAACAGGTGTATATCGTTTACATAGCGGTAATGCACCATCCTTATCAGGAACGAATGAAGCAATACTGTTAGTATATTTTGACCCATTAGTTTCAGGAAAAATTGGATTTACTTATGGTTCTAATCAAGATGTATCAGGTGGGGCATACCCTCAAAGTCCGTCAGGACATCTTGTAAGACAAACAATAGTATTAGCATCAGCAAGATTACATTATAGTAGTAATGAGATAAGGATTGCATCTCTTGAAGATAAGAGAGTTTTCGTAAGACCCGGTCCTATGCCATTCTCTTCTTTGATTAATGCGGCAGGTAATGCAACAATGCCTACTAATACATTTATTTCAGGAGATGCAACTGCGAGTTTACCAATTACAGATTTAGGATTTTTGTTTGCTCGTGATCCTGTTGGGCTTGGTTCATATGCAGACGGTAGAGGCGGTACACATCTTTTCTATCAATCTGATTTAAGGATTAATCAATCGGGAATGGGCGGGGCTTATCAGATAACCCCAACTCATAGACAATCAATCAAGACCGATACCTATGTTGGTTCTCAGAAGAACATTACATTAGCATACACACCTTTAGAATCTCAAGATGAAGCAACTACGAGAATGATTGAAGTAATCATGTATAAAACAGGAAAACCAAGATTCATTGCAGTTCTTATTCAAGGTTTAGATTATACTGTTGCTGATAATGTAGTAACTCTTCTTGCTAGTTTAAGTTATACAGGCACACCAACTCATGTCAAGATTACATATACTCATGCAGGTCATACAGGTGATGTATCTCCATGAAGCATTACCGAGATAAGATTAGTCAAGATTGTCCTAAATGCAAACATAGGATTCTTGCTATTCGTATCAATGGTTTTTATGCCGGTTCAAGAGATAGAATCTTTTTATGGGAATGTCCTTTGTGTTCATCTGTATGGAAGAAGGCCAAGCCCCGGCTTAAACCAATGAAGGTGGAACAATGAACGATGAACTTTTTGAACACATTTGGGCTATGGTTAAAAATGAACAAAAGGCAAAAGGCAGGTTCAAAGGATATTCAAAAAACACAATTAGTGATAGGCCAACAAAAGCAGGTAAGGCAAGAGCATGGGGTCAAAGCCGTAAAGTAAAGCGCGGAAGAACACGAAAAAGATATGCACGAAATAAATCAAGAGGCAATGTAAGACCTAAATTTAGAAGGCAATTAGGTGCGGGGCAAGAACGTAAAGAAACAAAGAGATGATTATTCTTCTTCCTTTAAGTCTTTTAATTCAATCGTATAAGTTTTGTCTCTTACATGATCAAATCGAATCGAAACGGGATGTTCTGTTCTTTCATCTATTATCTTCAATGTTTCGTGGCACATTACATGACAATACATTTGTGCAATCAATTCTGCTTCAGCAGCAAGAGCCTTCAATACATTACGAGACATACCCATTCTCCATTCAGCAATTAATGAAATTGGTTTCAATAAGAACGAAAGATGTGATAAAGCCGATTGACTATATTTATTCAATTGTGCTAATTGCTGAATATCGTATCTCCTCCCTCTATCCCCATAATGTTTCTTAGACGCATCAAATATTAATTCAGCCAAATCAACATGATCTCCTGATACGGAATTGTCTCTAGTCAGCAACAACGAATCAAACTTTCTTGAACCATAACCAACAAAGGTTACACCTTTTGTTTGGTCTAACCATGATTGCATTTCACTCAAAGGATGATTTTTTGTTTTTTTGTTTTTAATTAATACCTTTGATATTTTGTCTGAAAAAACAATCATGTTGCCTCCATCAAAGAAAACAGCACCATCTAATGTGAATTTAGATGTTTTTTCCCAACCCGTAGGTAGGTCGCTTGCATCGGTAGCAGAAAATACTTTGAAGGCAATAATATCATTTGCCGTCATCCATTCTAAAACACCCATAATTACACCTCTAACGCTATGTACGCATTTCGCCCTTCAGTAATCCTTGATACAATTTTCGCATCAACCAATACAGAAAGCCTTCTTTGAGCAGTTTTTACGCTTACACCAACAGTCGAAGCATACACCTTTTCTATTGCTCCTTTGCTTACTACTTCCTTCTTCAATCTGTCGTGTATCTTTCTTTCGCACTTGTTATACGCTGCTTTCCATTGTCTTAAATCAGACTCTCTTTTCTTTCCTACTCTAAAGTCCTGTTTGTTCTCCAACCAAATAATAGTGTTATGTAAGTTATCATAAATAATCTCGGTTGCCATTTGAACGTGTGTTGCAGTAATTACCGAACTACGCATTGTCGCTGCAATCAAGTTAGAAAATATAATTGTGTAATTCTCAACATTAGGTAAGAATGACAATGCAGTTTCACGGATGTTCTCGTTATTTACAGATGCAACCAAGTCATAATAATCATCAACAGCAGATAACAATGCTGCATGATAAGATGGGCCTATCTCAAACAAACCATGAGCGTACTTATGCGTGATCTCCTCTCTTTGAGAATCTGAAAGACTGTTCCATCCTTCTTGGTCAATTCCTGCAAGATCAAACAATCTATGTTTCACCTCATCTTGAATATCTATAATTGCTTGAGCAAGATGATCATACGACCATACTTGTTCAGGAACTGGAACATAAACTCCTTCCATACGATGTTCGCTGACTGTTCTTCTAGTCTCTAATCCTACATCGTTTTGGAATAAGAACACACGCTGAAAGAAACCTTTCTCTAATACATGAGCCATGATGTCTTTGGGTGGGAAAGTAGTAGCCCAAAGGGATACGCCTGACGGAGTATGAACTGTACCACCTACTAAGTGCTTAACCAATACATTTGTTTCTGAACCTATTGGAGCCATCGCTTGTTGGAGGTATAGTATCTTATCACTAAAGTAAGATTTTGAATCATTCAACAACACGCTACCCTCATCAAACAAAAGTGTTTTGTAACCATTCAACAATCCGGGTACAACCGTATTCTCAAAATCTCCTGTTGGTTTGCCATCGTCATCATAGATCATCTTCTGTTCAATTGTACCAATTAATTTAGCATCTGAACCTGCACTAAACTTTTCAGTTTCAATGCCTACTGCTCGTAGAACCTTTGCTGTAAATTCATAAGCAATTGATTTACCTGTCCTTGATTGTTGAATCCAAAAAACGTGTAGCCTACAATCAATGAAAGAACCATGTATAGGCACTCTAACGTATGGGCATAACGCTTGACCCAATATGAAAAAATAGGACAGTAGACCTGCATATTCATTAAAGTATGAAACCGTACTAAAACGCTCAATATATTGTTTAATGTATTGTCCACCATCAAAAGGAGTCTTAACTAAAGAGTAATCATTCCACTTACGGCTTGTATCTGTATCTTGTCTTAATAGTGTCATTTCAAGCCCTCGTCATTTTTACTTTTTCTTCAATTACTGCCTCTTCACTATTCAAACAATGGAGGAGGCGAGAAGCGGTAATCTTACCTACACCCTCAATCGCTTGTAACTCCTTTGGTGTCGAAGCGGTTATTTCACTAATAGAACCGAAATTTTCTAAGAGTCTCTTAGCCACCGCTTCACTACAACCGAGCATACGAAGTGCATCTATCCTCTTATCTTCTGAAGCAGTTTTTCTCATATAACGGTAAGTAGTAGAACTACCAAGAGTACCTTCTTTTTCAAAGCGTTTTGAAATAAATCTCGCAGCCGAGGATTTGTCAGGGAACGTACAAATACTGATGTCATAATCATTATGGAATCTTGCAATAGAACCTAGAAAAGCATTGAATACTTTACCAAAAGGTATTTTCTTCCCCCCCTTCTTTGCTTGAAGAATGTAATGATCAATCGTTCCATGGACTACTAAAATTAATTGGTCGTAGTTATCATCAAGATTTTGTAACTGCCTTTCAAGATGCCCTGAATAAAGACTACCCATGTAATCTTGTATGCTTTTAGCCTCTATACCTACCCTGCCAAAAGCATAGTCAGTAATTAGATTCTCTCTCTCCTCATACGGAAGTCCTTTTTTGTCGCAATATTTCTTGACTAATACTTCTAAACCTGAACGCTCTCTATGGTCAATGAACATTATCTTAGTCATTTCTTCATCGCCTCTCTTTTTTCATGTCTTTCATAAGATTGCGTACAAACCCAACATTCCTTTTTACCATTAGGAAAACCTTTTGTAGATTTTCCACAGTTAATACAAACCCATGGCATTATTCTTCCACATCCTTTATTCTTTTAGTATCATGAATATATTCAAAAATTGCGGCAATTCCTGCTGCCGCCCAAAAAGCGTCTGAATCAATATCAGCAAAACCAAATACATTACAAAGACTACCGATAGTTATGAACAAACCTGCAACCATCATCCATTCGTGGCGAATTATAACATAAGATATATCCATCGCGTTTAGTTCACCATCGCCATTAAGGTCTAACATAGCAACCACTTTCTTTTTCATGGCTGTTCATCCTCACCATCAAGCATTCCTGATTCTAATACTAATATCATACGGTTAAGGTGATCAGTTACTACTTCAGCAAAACGAGGATCTTGTGTTATTGCAACCATGTTCCCCTGTTGTAGTATCTCTATGAATTGAGTCTCATTGTTGAGCCTATACGCCCAAGGCAACATTTCAGTAGCCTCTTTCCTAACTTCTTCATTATCGCTATCTAACGCACCGAGAAGTTCCTTAGCCTTTTTCGCTTTTGCTTTCCGTATTTCATTAATATCTTCACTCATGGGATTCACCGACTTTGTTTTTGCACTTAATCTCTCTTAATTCCTTTACCATCAAAGAATGGACATTTACCGATGCACAATCCTTCTTGGTATATTTTAGGGCATGAAGGAGTGAGATAATTCCTTGATGCACCATGTACTAACATTTCATTTGTAATTTTGGGGCTGTAATCAGCCCATTCTAAAGTTTCAATAAATTGATGTGTTTTTATAATCACTTCACGATTAGATTTTTGAGAAGTATTCGCAGGTCTAGCAAAGTCTCTAAAATAGTCCATTAGATACATCATAAGGTATGCACGAGACTGATGGGGGGGATTGTCGCCTTTCGTACAACAGGCCGCTTCTAAGCAGGGTAAAACAGGAATACCTGAGACATTACCTGCACTAACCGATACATCTTCAGCGTCAAACTTTTGAAATATCCCTGACATTCCATTGGTTGAATAATTTGCATCTCCTTCTACGACATCAATTTCTAAACCCTTAGAACCAATTGCTTTCATGCCTCCTTTCGCGTGTCGTGCTTCATTGGTGATGTAATCCCAACCCATTTCTAACTCTTCAATAGATAATGGAATGCTCCATAACTTACGTTTGTAATTGTATGTGTTTGGTATTCTAATATGTCTATCAGGTCGAAAAGAAACTACTGGATCAATGGTTACTAAATCCATATCCTTAATCCATTTGTTGATTAATACTCTTCCTGAGAATAATAAATTACTCAAACCCGCAGGGGGCAATTCGTATGTTTTATCGAGCATAACCCATATGTGAAAACCACCACCGGACATCCAAACAGCATGACGTATGTTTTGTTCTCTCAGGTACAACGCTAAAGTAAGTGTATCTCTAGTGCATCTATTGCCAGTTTCTGAATCATCAATATCAAGCATTTGAGATGCACGGCCTTTATCCAAATCAACAACAAAATGAGGAATTATCGCGGTATTGTATTCACAACGATTTCCTTTTGGTTTCAATTCTCTAAATCCATATACTGTTGTAGTAAGATTTTGTTTCCCGTTTGTTCTTTCGATATATCGTTGCAAACCCTTCATGCTCAATACTACTTTTCGTGATTTCATGTCCATCTCACGAGGAAAGTGATTGAACAGATGGCTACTCAAACTTCATCACTTCTCCAAATCTAGGGCAGAATCCTTTGACCCTGCACCATGGTTCACAGGTGGTTAGAGTCCTTCGTGGATCAATCAAATCAAATTGACGGCCATGTTGTAATCCATCATACATTATATGTGCGTGAACCAAATTATTCAATTGCTTTAACATGGATTGTATTTCTTGGACTCTTACAGGCTCTCTCCCTCTAAATATATTTTCACCGCCTGTATGATCCCAACCCCAAAACATCGCATCTCTTCCCCCAAATTCTTCGTGATCACAATGCTTTATTAGATAAGCATAGAAAGCCATTTCTTCACGCATACCTTCCCACTTGAATTTGGTATTTTTCCATTCTCCCGTCTTTAATTCATGAATGTGGAGGTTTCCTTCTGCATCTCCAAACAATCTATCAACGATACCATTCAAATGAACCTTTACTCCTTTGATTTCTATAATAGCGTTCAAACCTACTTCATTACCAACAGGCAAGAAATATTTAGAATCTGAATCCATGAATCGCCTTGCTTCAACAACCATGAACCTTCTCAGATGTTCGTACTCATCCAATTCAAAAACTCCTCGCTCGGAATTAGAATCAGGGATTTGGCTAAGAAACCATTCTAATACAGCATGGTAGCCTTTCTCCTTTAACGCAATACCGTGTTCTAAATCAAACCCTGCGTACCAATCATCAACCGCATCGTGAACATTACTACCTCTAGTCATAGCATCATTAGACGGTTCTTTGACCCCTAACACATACTTAATGAAGTATTGATGCTGACAAAATCCAAATGCACTTTGAGAGGATTTCGATACTCTCATCATAGCATTCTTAAAATTAGGATGCCATTGATATGACGACTCTTCATCTGAATTAGGGATAGGAACACTACGGGGTGGTCGAATCTTCATTAAATCCATGCTGAATCACTCGGTATCGAATGATCCATCTTTGAGTCCTTTCCAACCGTACCATTCTCCACCTTCTGTATCTTGACGATAGATGGTTACTGGCCCCGATGACTTAAGACTCACGCCGTTGGATTTGAGCATAGCAGTAGATGTAGTAACGCCGGTCCTACGGCCTGTATCATCACGTTCTTCGTCCAATTCCATGTATATGATTTGCGTCAATGCACTTTCAGTTTTACGAGGCAACCAATGAGGTACACCCTCACCCTTGATTTCGTTACCCGCACTATCGTAGTCTGCCTTGAAATGCGTTATAACATAACAATGAACACCTCTACGAGATAATTCTTTCATTAGGTCAAGAACAGCCATGAAGTAATTGCTACGGATATACCAATTAGTCCTACCAACGCTTGTTGTAGCCTTTTTACCTGATACTGCAATAGCATCAGCACCCAAGTCAAGATCTGCGATCTTCATGTTTAATTCGCATATCTTAAGGAAACTATCAGCACCATCAAGCATGACTGTCTTTAGCCATCTATCAGGCATAATCCCATGCTGAGAAAAGAATGCTTCTTGAGCATCTACTTGTTTTAATGCGTCTTGCATGATTCTCACTATGTTCAAGTGAGTCTTTGGGAAATCGTAGGGTACTCTACCATCCTCTTTGTAAATCACATAAGGATTGATTGCTAAAATGTTATTCTTTCGGTTAGCATAATTCTTCATTATAGATGCATGAGCATGACCATCGAAATCAATATCCCATATCTCAGCACCTGAATCCGCTTCTTCATCTGTAAGGCTATCGAAAACTATTGATGATTTACCTGCTTTTGGCGGTGCGACTATACCGCAAAAGACATGATTTCTTTCTTGTACTTTCATGAATGATTGAGCCTGACGTGCTTTCTCAACAGCAGTTAGATGTTCACCATAGCCTGTAAGGGTATCCTCCGAATCAGCAATAGATGGTGCTACAAAAGTAGTAGTGATTGCAGGTTTTACTGCCGGTAGAGCATTTTGGAGAAATGTCTTATCAATCTTTTTAGGAGTTATACCTCCAAGCACCTTTTTCTGTTTTTTGACAGCAGGTGGCTTTGCCCAATCCGGTTTTGGCTCATCTTTTTCTAATTCCTCTAAAGACTTCTTTTCATGATTTACAGGTAGCGGTTTTACCTCCTCTCCCCATACGTTAGTCTTTTTCTTCTTTACAGGTGGTGGTGCGACATCTGTTGTGTCCTCTTCTTTCCAACCGTCTAAGAATCCAGTACCTGCCATACTTAATCGCTCCTAAACCCTTCTAAGCCACCAAGATCGTTAGAATCTTCAGTAGGTGTTTCTGCGATGAATGCACGGCTTGGGATAGCATATATATTGAAACCATCAATATTCAAAGCGATGTCGCCATTGTCTTTTTGATATGTCCTAGTTTTACCAACAATGATTACTTGAGTGCCAGTAGTGTATTCTCGCCATTCATTGTTCTTATTGACTTTGAAAGCGTTATGGTTCTCTTCTAAACCCTTTGATACATTGACGTACAATGCAGAATTAGCATCTTCTCTTCTCATGCTATTACTGCTGATTCTCATAGAATATTGAGTACCACCTTCTACCCATTCTAATTCTCTACCTACATAATCAATGTATTCAACAGTACCCTTGAAAGAGAATGTTGGACCGATTTTGTTTGTACCGTATGATGAATCAAAAGCGTTTTCTTCATGATAATCGAAAATCTGAGTCAAATCAGACAAGTGGGGAACGAACTGCGTCAAGTATTGTGAAGGTTCAAATATCTTCCCTACTTTGTCCAAATGATCATCATCAACCCATCCTAGGCCATAGTTAGGCTCGATGTTACCTGTTTGCAATAAGAAGCCAGTATTGTCTTTGAAATCAATCTTATCTGCCTTGAACTTAATTGGTACATTCAGACGTAGATTAGTCATACCTGCATCCCATTTACATTTCAGCATGATAGGAGTTTCAAATGGCCCTTCTGACAAAAACTTGTTAGTTTCATTACCAACGAAAAGCCATGTTCGTTCATAAGAAAAAGCATCCATAGGTTTGCCGTTCTTATTCAACATAACAACGTAAAACGCTTGATTAGGTACTCCGATAGCCCAAGATGGAATATCTGATTCTCTTCCCTCTTCGGTGTGTATTGCTTGATCTCTTGCATTCGCTATCACCCAAGCACCCTCTTTGAAATATGCTCTACATACTGGCACAGTTATTGATTTGTCATTATATGGTTTGATGCCGTTTGATAATACTGCATCTAAATTAGCCAATGCAGATGATTGTGCCAATTGCCTTGCCGTTTCTCTTGAATCTTTAACGCCTTTGTATGCTATAATCATGCCAACATATTCAGTACCTTTGCTGCCACCGGAACTTGATTGTCTCTTTTGTGTTACGTCAAACGCACCAATTAGCCAATCTTGGTAATCCTCATCTGCTTCTTCTAAGTTACCATTACATTCGTTGAAAGCATCTTTGAAACCTGCTTTCCACCACTCTAACAATTGCTCCTTAGTCTCTTCTAAAGTCCATCCTTTCATTTCACCTATTTTCTTTAATTCATCATTCATCTTGTTTTCTCCTTGCGGGATGTTCACCGACTTTGGGTTCACTATTAATCTCTCTTATCATTTCCAATTTATCTAGCACCTTAACTACGCCTTCGTATGTATATGGTTGAACAAGTTCTCCGTTCATCGTTTTTACTATTTCTAAACCTTCTGTTGTTTGAGATAAATCTTCCAATCCGTTGATAATTTGAAGTATGGAATTAATCTCTTCTGTCTTTGAATATATCGTGCGAAGAATTACACCATGATTTTCTAAAGCACGAGCCGCACCCGCTTCTACCTTAGAGAACCATAATTCCGGTCTAATGATATATCCACACTTACGCTCTATCGTCTGAACACATTTTATATCGCCTCTAATCGTAGAAGCCAATATAATTACATCACGATCATTTTGAGTCAAGATCGACATAACCTAATTCCTCTACACCCAAACAATCTACAATACCGGCGTTTTCAGCCAAACCAATTATCTTACAATTCATGTATGCTCCAATATCGCCCCATCCTGATGATAGGATATTAACTTCTACAAACAATGGTGATTCTATTTTGATTGCCTCTCCCTCTAATCTCTTAAACGGAGAACAAAATCTTTTGAAATCATATTCTGATTCTGTTTCAGTTACAGGATAATAGTCGTACCCATCCCTAACTCCTAGTTTCCAAAGGATAATTGGCTTGCCACCATCATTAGAAGAAGTAACACGACCTGACAACACTCTAACAACACGTTCCTTTTTCTTTGGATTAAACAAAGCCATTTCTTCGATTGTGTTTTGATAAGTCAAAATCCCTCTTGCATTTCTAAGTAAAACGGGTAAATCATTATTCACGATGCCTGATAACAGATGAGGTGAATCTAAACTAATCATGTCTTTCACGCACCATGATGGTAATGATTGAAAATATTCCTTTCTTACGCGATATGTCTCTTGAACATCATCAGGGTCTAAGCAATCTATTAACAATAAAGGATTATCTCGATTCTCAGCATAGTCGCATAAGAAAATACCGTATTTCAAACCAATCGTTTCCGCCCATCTTTCCATCCATTTATCATCATCGGGTACTTCACTCCCTGATGCTGTAAAACCAATGGTATTATTCATGGTATGATGAATTGTTACCCATGCACCTTCAACAATCTCAGCATAACAATTAGAAAACGATATTGCGTCCAATTTTTTTACAAGAACAGGCATAGGGATTATCAAAGGAGATCCCCGTAACGGTCTTATTTTAGAATAGTTAAACGCACTTAGGGATAAATCTCTAACTGTATTTTGTAACCCTAGAAGATTAACACTTGTCCTGATATGATGAAAAGGTTGGTCGTAAGCGAGTCCTAACGCTCTCACAACATCTCTACGGCGTATTGGGGATGCTCTAACAGATAGCCGCATCAATAGGGGGTGCAAATCCCTTTTACTTACTCTATCGAACAATGGCCTCAATAACCACGATCTAGTGAGGTTATCAGGAGCATCTAATATGTTATGAATACGGCCAACTACTGCATTAGCAGAACCTTTGGTGTTCTCTACTTCAGATAAAGAACACAAGATATGAATTGGGTCGGGATTCTCTTCTACCTCTTCGGGGTATGCATCAGTTAGCAAGAAAAATATCTCACGAAAATCTTCATCACTAAGTCTATTACCAATTCCGTCTTTAGGGTAGAAGAACGATACAACAGTCCATGATTCATCCATAGATGCTCTTATGTTATTAGCAACAATTTCAGCACGGTTGCGGATTGAATACGAACTCATTACTCGCCATGATTCTGCGAGTGAACGATACATCAACATTTATTTTTTCCCCCTTTTTCGTCTTTGGTCGCGTTTATGTTTCAAATAACAAGGCCCACATTTTATTGAACTCTTAGTATGACCTGAAATATTTCCTTTGGTTTTTGTTGTTATCAGTTTGTTACAAATGCTACAATTTGATTTTTTTAACCCATGAAAGGTTCTAGTTTGAGGATTAACGACTGGAAAATCTTCGCCTAGACTCATTTTGACACCCCATAAACCTCAATCCACGGTTTTAACACGTCATCATACAAATCTTGATTCCCGTCAAACAGATTCAAAATAGATTTTTCACCTCTTGAAGAAAGAAACCATCTTTCATCTTTACCTGTTCTGTTCTGCATCGCCTTTACTTTCTTTTGAATCACTTGCTCACCAACATAAGTCAAAAGAGGCAACGATAATTTGTTACCAGTAGCGTTTCCTACAATATACAGGCAATCGAAACAAAGAGTCAATGGTGTTCTATTAGCGAAAATACGCACCTTTAACCATAATTCGTATGCTAGTTTAGCAACATTATCAGGATCATCACAAGAGGCCAAAGCCAAGTTTGTAATTATGTCCTTATGGTAATCGTGAAAAACATTCAAACTTTCCCATTTACTCATTCTCTTCCCATCCCCTCATATCTCTTATTGGTTCATCTTCTACGACTTCCCATGCCCCTTCATCTTCTATGACATCTGAAAGATAATCTCTCAGTTCTCTCGCCTCTTTTTTTGTCATAAAAAATCCTATTCTAGTATAACCTGTATGTCCTGTTTTAGATGGCATGATTCTGCACATTCTAATATTCAACACACGATTATTATATGCGTTAGATGTAATGACGTGTAATTCTTCTCCCAAATGACAAGAAACATCTATTTTACCATGAATCTTATTATTATATTCATGTTTCTTCTTCGATTCCATCATCTGATTCCCCTTCTAATCCACGATTAGGATTCACACAATCAAGCCATTTAGCCTTAATCAAATTGGCATTACCTTTCGACATCTCAACTGTTGTAAATATAGTACCGTTAGTCATGTGTAAATCCATCTCTACATCAATGGTTTTTCTGAAAGCAGGGATTGGTATTATGAATGGTTCGTTAGTAACTACCGTTGTAATTGCGACTATCTGATCCATTAATAATAGTGTATCACCACTTTTTGTTTTAATTCTTAATTCACGATTGCTAATACGAAGGGGGTGAATATCAGTCATTATTCCCTACCTCCCCAAACGCGATAAACCACTTCATAAGTTACCGTAATATCAAACGGGAAACTAGCAAAATGAAGTGTAGCATTACCAAACTCAGGTGCGTAGCCACTATTCCAAAGATAACTATGATGCCAGTCGTCATGTACTTGTTCTAAATGACCTGCCATATTAAATGAGTAATTATGAAATATTACAGTATTGTTTATAATTTCAAAACTAAGATGTGTTGCAGTATAATCAAAAGATTGTAATTCAATCAGACCATAGGTTTTGTTTATTTGAAGATTGATCATAGGGGCGTTTAACATTCCAGTAGTATTGTTATCCATCACTAAAGTAAATCCACCAACCATTGTTTGCCATTCAGGTGCGTTCACCGTGTCCTCGGCTATTGTATCGTCATCGGTGTCCAAATCTCCGGCACAACCTACAACTAGCCCGCATACTATCAATATCGTCATCATTTTTTTAATTGTTTTACTTGTATTCATTTCACTCTTCCTCACTATGTCTTGATTTTCTCATTTTTATTGCTGTACTATCTGTAACAACATGAATATTATACCATGCCTTATCGAAAGACACCTTATTACAAAATGGACAAACTCCTTGTTCGTCTATCTGTTGAAATATTTTCCATGGTGTAGCGGGTTCTATCCTTATCACCAAGCCACAATTCTTTGAACATACGGCTACATCTCCTATGCGGTCAAGAGGAATATTCATCTCCTCACCCTTGTAATCATACGCTTTCTCTATCTCCGTTTTGATTTCCCAACCCACTTCCTTACCTAAGTAACAAATAAAATCGTGATGATCAAACAAACTTCTTCCATTTATTGATGCCTTATTGGATATGATAGCGGCCTTCTGTAAAGTCGCTTGATGCATTTCTGTTAGTGTTAATTCTTCAGTACCTGTTTTAATGTATTTACCAACATTGGGTAATAACCATTCGCCGTTAGGGATTAATGAATCCCATAGCCTCAATGCAAACTTAATTTCATCCTCATTTATCGCCATTGTACCACACCCATTTCTTACATGATTGACAATATAATATCGGTCTTGTATCTTTAGATATTATATCATATCGAGTATCTTTATCCATTTTTGAGCCGCAAGCATCGCAACGATCATCTATATCATCATCCATTAGCAACATCGCCGCACTCATATAACGCCCTCTAATTCAGCATCGCTCATCAAGGATGCTTCTTTGAGCCATTTCTTAACGCCCATGCTAATACCTTGGGTTCTCTCCTTCTCATAGTGAACTAACCATTCTTGAGCCATAACTAATCTATCGTCTACTGTATCGAGAGCCTTGGCTTTCTCTATACCTGCCATCTCCTCATACTGTTTAGTACCAAGCAAAGCACCACGTTCCGCCCTTATCTCTACAAGCATATCTTTCCATGGTTGGGAAAGCATCCTGTACCTTCTTTCTAAAGCATAAGCCCTACCTTTGTTGTCTTTCATAATAATACCCACAAGCAATTCACTCTTAATCCCTCATAAGATACGCCATTCTTCAAACGACCATTCATCAGTAGATACTTTTACACTCAATTCTAACATTTTTCCGTTAGTTAAAAACATCCTGTTTTTTTTCATTGTAAGTTTCTCCTCATAATTAATAATTGATCATACACTTCACGAGCCGGTCCATCCATGATGATTACATTCTCTTTGCTTTCATCAAGCCCAATAATCCATTTAGTAGTCTTAGTAGTCTCGCCGTTGTATCGTGTCCTACATGGTATCATACGCATCCAATTAGGCGGTATGCCGTTCAATGCCCTAGCACCATCCCAAACCCACGTTGCTTTCGTCTTTCTAGGTGGTCTTTTATGGAATACAATATCTTTCGGTCCACGAAACACTTTTTCTTTACTTCCTCGGCTCATTCTTCTCCGACCCCCTCAAAAATCTTGAACGCTGATTCTACCAATTCTTCACATTTCTTTAATTGGAATTGAAGAAACCTAACTTCTTGACGTAATAATTCCATCTCTTTTCTTTCATCATTCATCCGATTCACCACCATCATATCTCCACCCACTCGTATAGTCTCTTCTCATAGCAAGATTACAAAAAGGACAAAACTGCCCCTCGTCTTTTTTGCCATTAGACGTTACTTTAACGCTACAACTATCACAACAGTAGTATGACATCACCAATCACCCATAAAAGCCGCAACGCCCTTCTCAGTAACTACTATCGCATCTCCTACTACGGGGTAGCCCTTACAAACTAAAGAAATAGTAATATTGGGTAACAATTGATGAATCAATCCTTCTTCATTAACTATGATGTCTATGCCACCTTTTCCTTCGGGTAAATAGGCTTGAGGTAGGTATTCAATATACCCCCCAACGGCCTTCTGCATAGCCTTAAGATCAGGACTTACCAGTATCTCGGTAGTACCATCCACTCGGAATATCTCGTATATCTTAGATTGATACTTATTCATATAGCCGCCCACCATTCAGGATATTGAGTACGGGTATATCTGACACCACCCTTACTATTTTCTTTACTTCGATAGTACGCCCTGTATGCTCTAACAGGGTCTTTGTCTTTGTATTGATCAGGCATGGCCTGAACAAAAGGACTCATCTCCTCACTATAAACAAACTTATTCCATAATGACCCCATGTGTATTATCGGGGCTTCACAAGCATGAATCTTACCAAATCTTGCAGTATAAGACCGGCACATGGCAATTGCTAAATCTCGTAAGAAACAATAATTCAAGTAATTTTTCCCTGCCCAAATAGTACAAGGATGATTTGGATGAGCATTACCGTATCTTGATTTACCTGCTTTAGTAAATGGTATCTCCTCATCCGATGCACGATTAGCGTACAACGCACTAGCCATCATTTGTGTACTTTCCAAAATCATTTTTGGCAATCTAACTTCGTCTATGTATTCTGCACATTTTGATACATCACGGTCTAAGATAAAAATATTCATACTTATTCACTCCAAAAATTTCATATCTTCATCCAAATAATATCTATTTGACATATATTCTAACGCCCCTATTAGTGAGTGCAACTCAGCCCAATCCACATCGTTATCGTAGTCAGCAGTACCGTTATCCGAATCGTATTTTTCGTCCTCTTCATCAGGGTATGATGCGTGTTTGCACATTACTAATTCATACAAGTCCTCATCATAATCAGCAATCGCTGTAATGATATGCTGTGCTATTTGCATAGGATTATCATGTACATTCAAGTTTTCCATCTTTGATTCAGATTCTATATCAATTACTCTAGGTGGCTCATCACCCATTCCATATATTTCATCAT